CAGACCGGAAGGTTGGAAACAAACGCCTCGATAGGCGACGAGAATATCAGAAATCCTGGCTTCCTGACGCCGGAGATTGGCCCGGTGCCAGGTCGCCGGCCGAATATCGAGCTAGAAGGTCTGCCTGGCGCGGAAAAGTTGGAAACGAAGGCAGAAACGGCCGCCCAGCGTGCCGCCAATGCCTATCGCGATCTAATCAAGAGCGCCGACGACCGCATCGGCCAACTGAAGCAGGAAATTGAACTCCTCGGCAAGTACGGCGTGGACGCCGATGCTGCCCGCTTCGCGCTCGATCTGTTTCAGCAGGCGGAAGACAAGGGAAGATCGCTTAGCGCAGAACAGCGCAAGGAAATCGAGAAGAAAGTTGCTCTCTACAAGCAGTATTCTGAGGCGCTCTCAAAGGCGAAGCTTCAGCAAGATCTGCTCATGGATATGCGCTTCAACTCGTTATCCAAGCAGGATCAGCAGATCACGACGGTGCTCCGCCAATACGGCCTGCCGGAAGATCTGAACAGCAACGAAGCTGGGCAGATCAGGCAGTCGCTGAATATTGAGGATGCCAGGTCTGAACTGAAATCGTTCTTCGGCGACTTCAAGGACGCACTTCTTCATAATGGGGGGGACATCGGCAAGGCGTTTGCCGAGTCCATCAGCAATGCGCTCCTGAACTCCGCCTCGAAGATCTGGGACAAATGGATTGACCAGTTCGTCAATCAGTTGATCAGTTCCGTAACTGGAAACGCTGGTTCTGGTGGAGGCAGCAGCGTTGGCTCCGAAATCGGCAAGGCGATAGTCGGCGAGGTGTCTGGCAAGGCGCCATTGACTTCGGTGACCCGCGCGCCGTTGGGCGATATCTCTGCTTACGCGAAGGCGATCCAGTCGATCGAGAGTGGCGGCAACTACAGCGCGCTAGGGCCGGTCACGAAGTCTGGCGACCGTGCTTATGGTGCCTATCAGGTGATGGGCGCGAACATCCCGTCCTGGACGAAGGGCGCACTGGGGTACTCACTGTCTCCTAGTGATTTCCTTTCGAGCAAAAGCGCGCAGGATGCCGTTTTCTCTAAGTATTTCGGCGCGTCTGTCTCAAAGTTCGGCAATCCGCAAGATGCGGCGAGCGTCTGGTTTACTGGCCGCCCACTATCTGGCGGCGCTGGCGCATCGGATATTTTGGGAACAACCGGCAGCCAATATGTCGACAAGTTCACGAAGTCTCTAGGCAGCGCAAGCGATGCCATAGATCTGCAGTTGGGACGCACGAAAGACGTCTCGTCTGGCTTGCTTGGCCTGGCGGATTCGACGGGAACCGCGACAGACGGCCTCGGTCAGTTAGGAAATGGTCTCGGACAGTTCGGGAACACTCTGAGCAGCGCTTCCGCCAATGGAGGCTCTGGCGGAGGTCTTTTCGACTGGCTTGGCAAGTTGTTTGGCGGCGGTGCGTTCGTACCAAATGGCGCGCAGGCGACCCTTGCCGCTAACGGCGGTATCGGCCTGTATGCCGACGGCGGTCACGTGTCTGGCCCAGGCGGGCCGACCAGCGACGACATCCCAGCGATGTTGTCCAACGGCGAGTACGTCATCAACGCGTCAGCAACGCGCCGACATAGGCGCCTGCTGGATGCGATTAACTCCGGTTCGATTGCTCGTTTTGCGAGTGGCGGCCTCGTTCGCTCTGGCTCTGTCAGGGCGGGTGGTGGTGGTTCTGGTGGCGGCGTTGTCGTCAACATCCAGAACAACACGTCGTCACAGATCAAGCAGCAGTCAAAAGAAACGGCAAACGGCACGCAGATCGACGTCGTCATTGACGAGTTGGTTGCTGACAAGATGTCGACACCCGGCTCTCGCTCTCGCGTGGCAATGTCCTCGCAATTCGGTCTGAAGGGAGGCCTCGCAAGACGATGACAGTTCCTGTTTGGCCGGCGACCCTGCCGTGTTTCTTTACGGCCACGTCATACGAAGAAGGGGGCGCGGACAATGTTCTGCGCTCTCAGAACTCTATCGGGCCAGCCAAGTCGAGACGGCGCACGACTGCGAACGTTTGGACGCAGAGCGGCCAGATGACCATGACCTATGCTCAGTACAACACGTTCTGGAACTTCGTGAAGACCGATCTGCTCGATGGCGCCAAGGCGTTCACGTTCAAAAATCGGCTCGGCGGCGCCAATCTTCTGGTCCGCATGAGGGAGCCCCACAAAGCCAACCTCGACGGCAACATGTGGCACGTGAATTTCTCCCTCGAAGTCCTTCCATAATCTACTGGAGGCCACATGGCCCGCAACCTGTCGTCCGGCTTCATCGCCGGGCTTTACTCGCAGGAATCGGACGAGGTCGTTATTTGTCTCCTTACGGTGACACACGAAGATCTCGGCGCGCCGATCTATCTGTCGAGCGATCCGACCACGCGCCTTTCAGACGATCCGCTCATCTACGGCACGGTCAGCCGGAGCAATGAATATCTGTTCCTGCCATTCGAATTCACGCTTCCTGATGACAAAAGCGACAGCCCGCCGCGCGTCCAGTTGACGATGGACAACACCGATAGGTCGTTGGTTGCCATTCTGCGAAGCATAGCGACACCTGCAAATATCAAGGTCGAGCTCGTGCTGGCGTCGGACCTGAACACCGTCGAGATCCAACTGCCGGCTTTACAATTGTCTGACGTGACCATGGATGACGGGAAGATCTCGGCGACGCTGGTGGCTGATGCGCTCATCAATGAGCCGCACCCGGCGCAGCTTTTTACGCCTGGCAGCTTCCCCGGTTTGTTCTGATGCTCGAGCGGTTCATTGGCATTCCCTACGTGCCCCACGGGCGCGAATACACCGGTGCGGACTGCTGGGGCATCCTGTTTCTTTACTATCGCGACGTGCTCGGCACTCCGGTGCCGGCGTATTCCGCCGAGATGGATGCTCGCGAATTCCGCCACAGAGATATCGGCCCGCTGATCGCTGAGGAGCGTGAGAAGCACTGGCGGCAGGTGGAAACGCCAGCCGTTGGCGACTGCGTGCTTATGCGGTCAGGACGGCACGATAGCCACGTCGGCGTGTTCCTCGGGCAAGGCCGGATGCTTCACAGCGAAGGGCCCGACCCGTCAGTCATCGACCGTATCGGCGACATGCGCTGGCGAAACCGAATTTCCGGGTTCTATCGGCTTAATCAATAGCCAGAAGGCAGACCTATGCAGCTAGTACCAGCGACTGCGCCGGCAGAGATATTTGCGCCGGGCGAGGACGTAGACGTTTATCTGCGCCGCTCGCCATTGCGCCAGCAGCGCGAGCACCTGCGAGTACCGGCCGGCTTGTCGGTTGCTGAAATCATCGAAGAATGCGGTATTGAGCCAGCTCGGCTCTATGTGACCATCAACGGTCACTCGATCGAGTTCGCTAACTGGGCTCGTGTGCGCGTCAAGGCTGGGGCTACGGTAAGCATCGTGAAGGTGCCCGGCAAGGGGATGCTGCGAAGCCTGCTTGGCGCGATTGTGGCCATTGCAGCAGCGATTTTTGCTCCGTATCTGGCTGGCCCACTAATTGCCGGTCTCGGGCTTGGTGGCGCAGCTGCCAGTGCTGTCACTGGCATGATTGCGGCCGGCATCACAATCGCCGGATCTCTGGCGATCAACGCTCTTTTCCCGGTTGCCAAGCCTCAGCAGCAAGCCGCCGACAACACCACCACCCTATACTCCATCGGTGGCGGCCAAAACGAATCTCAGCAGTACGGCGCGGTTCCGGAGATCTTCGGTGTTCATCGGATATCGCCGCCATACGCGGCTGGCTCCTACACGGAGATTGTTGGAGACGATCAGTATCTAAGGATGCTCTTCTGCGTCGGCTATGGCCCGATATCGGTGAGCGATCTCCAGATCGCAGAAACACCGATCTCTTCATTTGAGGGCGCCACCGCCGAAATCATCACAGACCACACGGTGCAATCGCCTACACTTTACACCCGTCCTGTCTACGAGGAGGGCGTTTCGGTCCTGTTGGATTTTGCAAGCAGCTGGGTGCAGCGGACGACCGCCGAGAATGTTGACGAGATATCTGTCGATGTCAGCTTCCCGAATGGCGTCTACCAGATCCGTAGTTCGAACGGCCAGAGGGTTAACTACTCGATCAACATCGAGGTGCAGTACTCCTTGGTGGGGTCGGGCATTTGGAATGGCATGGGCAACGTTATTGTTACCTCCGCATCGGCGCAGGCCATCCGACGTTCGCTATCCGTAGCGGTCCCTCGCGGCCAGTATGATGTAAGGATGCGGAAGGCATCTCCAGATAACTCCACTGTCGATGACACGGTTTCTGAAACTGCCTATTGGACGGCGGTTAGGGGGCGTCGCAACGAGCCGGTGATTAACTTTAGCAAGCCGCTGACGCTTATTGCGCTTCGCATCAAGGCAACCAACGAGCTCAATGGCACGGTCAATCAGTTAAACTGCGTTGCCACTCCCCTGGTCCGCTCATGGAGCGGCTCGACATGGTTAGCTAATCAGCCTACCCGCAACCCAGCTGACCACTTCCGGCAAGTGTTGCAAGGCAACGCCAACGCTCGCCCGGTAGCGGATGATTCGATCGACCTCGATAGCATTCAGGATTGGCATGCGTATTGCTCGGCAAACGGCTTTGCCTACGATAAGGTTTGCTCCGACCAAGTTTCGGTTTACGACCGGCTCACGGAGATTGCAGCAGCCGGTCGCGCTTCAGTGTCCTTCAGGGATGGCAAGTGGGGCGTCGTCTGGGATGTGGCCGCATCGGATATTGTGCAGCACTTTACGCCTCGCAATTCGTCCGGTTTTTCTTCTGTAAGAGCGTACGCGGACCTTCCGCATGGGTTTCGCGTCAGCTTCATCAATAGGGCGAATAACTTTCTGAACGATGAGCGGGTTGTCTATGATGACGGCTACTCTGCTGCGAACGCGACCAAGTTCGAAGGCTTAGATTTCCCTGGTGTCACAGACTCCGACTTAATCTGGAAGCACGGCCGCTACCATATCGCACAGCTTCGCCTCCAGCGCGAAAGCTACTCCCTAACTACAGACTTTGAGCACTTGGTTTGCACCAGGGGCGACCGCGTTCGCGTCAATCACGACGTCGTGCGGTGGGGTCTGGGAGCTGCGCGCGTTAAGGCGGTGTTTGCGGGTGGTGTGACGCTCGACGATACGCTGCCGATGGAGGTGGGCAAGACATATTCGATGCGCTTCCGTCTGTCGGACGGCACGTCGCTGGTCAGGACCGTTGCTGGGATCAATGGCGAGTTCACGACATTCACCTTCTCCGACACCGGTAACTTGCCAGCGGTTGGCGACTTGGTGCAGTTCGGTGAAAACGGCCTTGAAAGCGTCGTTCTTCGGGTGAAGAGCATCACGCCGCAGGCAGATCTATCCGCCAAGCTGGAATTGGTCGACGACGCTCCGGGCATTCTGAACGCCGACAAGGGGGCAATCCCGCCTTTCCAGACGGGTATCCCGGGGCTGATCGACTACCGCTCTTATACACCGACTGATCTTTCATTTGTCGAAAGCATCTGGTCGACATCGCCGCCGACATCCGTAATTCGTTTATCGTGGCAGGCTCCGGCAGTTGGCAGGGTGATAAACTACATCGTTCAATACGCCGAGAAGGGATCTGGCAATTGGTTCAATGCTGGCTCCGGAGCTGTTGCGAGCGTCGATATCACCAACTTGCCATCAGGTGCCTATGACGTGCGTGTGCGTGCGGCGTTTAGCAACGATCAACTGTCCGGATGGCTCTACGCCGTTGTGGATGCAACGATCTTTGCTAAGGCACCCCCTGATGTCAGTGGTTTCAGGATCGCGGTCACTGGGGACGTTGCTACCCTTCAGTGGGACGAGATCGATGCTGCGTTGGGTGTCTCTCACTTTGAGATACGTTATTCGCCAGTCCCGTCCACACTTGTAACGTGGCAGACAGCGTCACTTCTGCGGTCGCCGGTGGTTGGTCAGCAGGCACAGTTGCCTCCACTGAGGGGTGCCTACTTAATCAAGGCTATCAGTTACTCCGACCTGCAGTCCGAAAACGCAGCGGTTATCGTCAACACGATCGACGGCCTGACCGCATTCAACGCCGTTGAGGCAAGGGACGAAGATGCGCCGTTCCCCGGCGTTAAGGACGGAACCTATTTCGATGGAGAGGCGCTGCGGCTTGACGTCGCTTCAGACTTCTTCGGAGTGGGTGACATCTTCGCTCCTGGAGACTTTTTCCTCTCGACCGAAGGCTATCTGCAGTCTGGATACTACTACTTCTCCGACATCGTAGATCTCGGCGAGACGTACAATTCCCGCGTTTCATCCCAGATCGATGCTGTCGGGGAGTGGTCGAGCGACGACTTCTTCGCGCTTGAAGATGTGTTCGACCGAGCCGATTTCTTCGGTGATGTTGGCAGCTTGTGGGATGTCTCCTTGGAGATGTCGACCACAGAAGACGACCCGGGCGGTTCGCCACTTTGGTCCGATTGGGTTCGTTTTGTAACGGGTGACGTCTCTGCGAGAGCCTACCGCTTCCGTGCGAAACTCGAGAGCGAGCAAGCGGATGTTACGCCGGTCGTCACCTCGCTGTCGGTAAGCATCGACATGCCGGATCGAGTGACGGCAGGCAACGACATCGTCGTTCCGCCGGGGGGGATCACGGTCTCCTTTACGCCACCCTACAAGCATCTGCAGGGCGTCTCGATTGCTGCGCAGGGTCTCCAGACTGGTGACTATTACCTGATTACAGCCAAGAACGAGACTGGCTTCCACATCGAATTCAAAAATACGGCTGGCACTTCAGTGTCTCGCACGTTCGACTATGTCGCGAAAGGATACGGGGCAATTCAATGACCCAAGCAACTGACTGGAGCGTGCCGATTATCGGGCCGGCAACGCCGACCACCATGGCTGACCGCATGGATAAGAGCCTGGATGCGCTGTTAAGTGCGCATTCTGGCTCCGCCCGTCCGGCGTATGCCGTGGCTGGAACCGAGTGGGTGTCAACGGCGACTGCCGGCAAGTTGAAGTATTATGTTTTCGATGGGGCTGCCGACCGCCTTACGAAGACGATCGATATCACGACTGGCTCGGTAATTTACTCTAACGGCACAGTCGATGACGCATTGGCAACGAAAGCGCCAATCAGTGCCTATGCAGCTAAGAGTTCGGGCTATACGGCAGTCGCGGCAGACGCAGGCAAGACGCTGCGATTCACTGCCGCCGCTACATTGGCACTAACGGCTGCTGCTACTCTTGGCAACGGCTGGAAGATCAACGTGGTCGCAGACGGCGGGGCGGTCACGATCGACCCTAATGCCAGCGAGACCATCAACGGTCTAACCACGCTCATTGTCCCGAACGGCTCCTCGGCAGAGATCATCTGCGACGGGTCAAACTTCATCACTGTGATCAAGCCATTTGCGTGGGAAGTCATTCAAGACAGTACGATAAGCGCTGCTTCGTCGTTCGCTGTAACAAATCTCGGGGCTTATAAGCGGCTGCGTATTTCAGGGTTTCTTATCCCGTCAACGCCGGCAGCCTTCTATCTCCAAACAAGCACAAACAACGGTTCGTCGTACGACAGCGGAGCGTCTGATTACATTACACAATTTGATGCTTCGTCCTCGGCATCCGTTAACGCTCAAGTATCCACCTCTACGATCATTCCCATGACAACTGCGACGACAACGACGGCAGAAGAAACTTTAAACGTCCAAATGGAACGGTTCAACCAAGCTGCAAGGTGCCTGGTCCTCGGAACCATGGGCTTCGATACAGGTACCCTTGTCGTCGGCAGATTTTATGGGATCCGCAACCAGAACACAGCCCGCAACGCTTTCCGTATCATACCGAGCGCGGGAACAATGACTGGCTACCTAACCGTAGAAGGAATGCGCGGATGATCCAGATCATCAACGGCGTCGAAGTCGAAATGTCTGCTGAAGAACAAGCCTCATTTGAAGCCGGTAGGGCTGCCATTTCCATCGGCCTGGCCCCTGTGGCCAGCGTATCGGCCCGTCAGTTCAAGCTGCAGCTCCTTGCTTTGGAATTGCTGGACGAGGTTGAAGGGTGGGTTGCTGCGCAATCTCGGGCCGTGCAGATCGCGTTCGAATACTCAGGCACCTTCGTGCGGGGCGAGCCGATGATGGCGCAAGGTTTCGTTGAGATGGGCTTCACTGGCGCCCAGGTTGACGCCTTCTTTGAGGCTGCCTCCAAGCTCTAACGCCCCAACAATCTGGAGATTTACATGCGCACAAGCGTAGCAGGACGAGCCGCGATTAAGCGGCGCGAAGGCGAGAAGCTGTCCGCCTACAAAGACAGTGTCGGTATCTGGACGATCGGAGTAGGGCACACGACCGCCGCAGGGCTTCCGGCCGTTACCGCTGGCATGAAGATCACAGCCCAACAGTCTGACGAAATTCTCACGCGCGACCTGGCTGACGTTGAGAACGACGTGTCTGCCGTAGTGAAGGTGCCGATCAATCAGAACCAGTTCGACGCCCTTGTCTCGCTGGCGTTTAACATTGGTCCCGGTTCGTTTCGCAGTTCAACACTGCTAAAGAAGCTGAACGCCAAGGATGACAAAGGCGCGGCTGATCAGTTCCTTGTCTGGAACAAGGGCACGATCAACGGTCAAAAGGTCGCTATCACCGGCCTGACGAACCGCCGAAAGGAAGAGCGGGCACAGTTCCTCTCGACGACTGTTGCCGCCGCTCCTGAGCCTGCGCCCGTACCGAAGCCTGTCGCCACTATCGACGAGCCGCAAGCGCCCATCGATCACGTCCCGGTAACACCGGCAGCGTCGGGCAACTGGCTTGCCGTTCTCATCAAGGCAATTTCTGCCATTTTCACGAGGAAACAAGCATGACCGCAGTCATTGCACGCATTGCCCTTCGCTACATCGCAGGGGCTCTCATCGCCACGGGCTATCTGGATGCCGCCACCGGCAGCACGCTCGCATCCGACCCCGATGTGTTGATGCTGGTAGGCCTCGGCCTAGGTGTCATCGCTGAGGGGGCCTACGCCATCGCTCGCAAGCGCGGCTGGGCAAAATGATCTGGTCTCTGATCTTCGGCCTCTTCAAAGGGCCGCTCGGCCGCATCCTGGACACGATCGATAAGAACACCGACGCGACCACCGAGCGAGAGCGGATTAAGACGGAAGCCGTGCAGAGTTACGTCAACGCACAGGCTCAGGTGCTCACCGGTCGCGGCTGGTGGTTCCCGGTTCTCTTCCTCGTCCCGGCGGGCTTCTGGTTCGGTGCTGTATGCGTCTACAGCGTCTTGTGGTGCCGAGGCTGCGCATACCCGCAGGAATGGACCATCGCCGCTCTCCCCCCGCCCTTGTCCGACTGGATGGGCGCCATCGTCGGGTCTCTCTTCATAGGGAAGGCCGGGGAGCAGATTCTCGCCAAGTGGCGAAGCAAGTAGCAAGGTTCCGACCTCGCGGGCAGGCCGGACCGGTCAACCAGTGCAGGGCATGCGCATTGAAAGGGCAACGGGGTAATGGTGGATGATATGACGGCGGGAAATGAAGTGTCCAGGCATTACCAGGATGCGATGACAGCCCAGCTCGGAGAGCGGGTGACGAACCTTGGCCGCCGGCAGACTGATCTGGAATCGGAGATGCGGTCGGGCTTCAAGCAGATAGAGTCCTCGGTTGCCTCTCTGTCGTCTGAAATGCGCAATTCCGTGGCGGCGCTGTCCACGAACATTGCCGAGAGAAACAAGCCTCAGTGGCAGGCGCTAGGTGTAGCGTTGACTTTCTGCACTATCCTTGGCGGCTTGGCCTACTGGCCTATCCAGACTGCGACAACCGATCTGAAGGCCTCCGTCCTGGTCATCACCGAGAAGATGGTGACCCAGAAGGAGATGGAGTGGCGAACGGCCCGATCTGCCGAGGACCGGCAGCGAACCGAAGCCAGCATCAAAGACTTACGCGAAACTCAGGTGCCCCGGCAGGAGCTCGATCGTGTCTTCCAAGGCTACGATCAGCGGCTTGTGGACCAGCAGCGCCAGATAGATGAGGTCAAGCAGACCCAAGGCAGTGTCTACGGACAGCGTGATTTCATGCTGGATCTTCGGGAGCGTCTGGATCGATTGGAGCGGGATCGCGCGAGAGCAGCCGGCGTGCAACCATCACCCTAAGCTTCGCCACCTACTACTATTCCTTGAGTTTACGCATGCCCGGAAGGCGCGCATATTGCATTTGGGCCCTAGCCTTCAGGAGGCACGCGTTGGTAGAGGAACCCCCAGCGAGCAAGCAAGGTACGAAAGAGGTTTCCGCCTGGGCCGCATTGTCGGAGTTGGCCAAGGCCGCGCCGTACATTTTGCTATGCGCTGTTATACTCGTCGTGATCGCGAAGTTTCACAAGGACGTTGAACGGCTGATTTTGAACACATCAAAGTTCGGCGTAGGTCCGGTTACATGG